GCTGTTAAAACTATTTTACCAGGATTAAATACTAATATTGCGGCAATGAGTCAAACAATGCACTTACCATTCCATATTAGATTTGATGAGAAATTTAATTGTATTATCAATCACTTAGGTGAAGATATTAATCCAATGACACTTTCAACTGGTGAAAGAAAAAAGGCAGATTTTATTATTATCATTGCAATTATTAAAATTCTTAAATTAAGATTTCCTCAATTAAATTTGTTATTCTTAGATGAGTTATTAAGTTCAGTTGACCATGATGGTGTTTATAACATCTTAAAGATCTTGAACCAAGTCATCAAAGAAAATAAGATAAATACCTTTGTGATAAATCACTCAGTATTGCCTCACGAAATCTTTGATAAGAAAATACAGATTTATCGTGAAAATGGATTCTCTAAGTTTACTATAGAAACCATCGACTAAAAATAGAATATATAATAAATGGCAACGTATAACTTAAAATACAACAAAGACGATAGTGTTATAAGACATATCATAATTGGTCTTTTAGCGGATCTAAATAGTAAGCTTAGTTTTTTTAGACAAATATCTAATGATGAGCGAGTTATTGTAGATGTTCCATTTTTTTATGCAGTTTCAGGTGATGATAATTTCATTAAGGATAACTTTTTATTTTCTAATGTAAATGGACCAAACTGTAATCCTGATGGCGACTATGCAAATGGTAATTATGATTCAGTACCAAGAGGTATTGTTAATTTAACTTCATTTGCAGTTGATCCTTCAAAATTAGTTAATAAAAGAAATCTTGGTAATTATTCTATGATGAATGCACAAGGTTTAATGGAAGGTTATGTTGCTGAGTTTGAAATGATTCCAGTAGTTATAAGCGTAGACGTTGAAATTCTTTTATCTAGTCAATTGGATACATTTAAACTTACAGAAGCTATTGTTAAAAAAATGTACAAAGCTAATTTCTTTCATGTAGATGCTGGTCATTTAGAAGAAGGTTTATATAGAATTTCATCAGAATATATGATGCCAGATGATTATACACAAGAGCGTCCTATTGAATATGGTTTTGATAGTAAAGACAATTATAAAATAACATTTAGTTTAGAAATTAATACATTTATACCTTCATTTGATTTCGAAGAAGATATTTACACTAAATATACTAGATCGGTGTATACTAATGCAATTGTTGGAAATTATGAAGATCCTAATTTAGTTACATTAGATGCTACTGCACTATATGCAAGCATTGCACCAGGTGATATGCCAAATCCAATACGATACTACGATAATGATGGTTCAATATGGGAATGGAATCCAGAAACAATGTCTTGGGTTTTAGTAGATACATTAGATCGTGATCCAATCCAGCATGAAATAGACAATTCATTTGTATTAGGTTTAACAGTAGATACTTCAACGTTTGGTGAATTATTAAATACAAACTCTCAATTCTTAAGAACTTCTGTTAGAAGAAAAAATTCAAATAGAATGTTTGCATTTAGACAAACTTCAGATTATAAAGAAGGAACTCCAGATAAAGATAAGCCTATTTTGGGTGATAACAGAGATATTACATCTACTGATCTCCCATTCAATGAATAAACTAAAGATATATATAAAAAATTAAATAACACAAATGGCAAAATTAAACAAAGGAATTGTTTCTCCTGTTATAGAATCTAAACAAGGATTTGTATTTCATGCAGGTGGACAAAATTTCAGAATGACAGGAAGTCACATTGAAAAATTTGAAAATGTTTCAGAAGACTTTAATGCTCTAGTTAAAGCAAACGAAATGTTTAACATAACTAGCGAAGGTATTTCATTTTATTATGACTATAATAATAAGAAAACCATTTCTAAAATTGAAGAATCAGCTTTGGCTAATTTTGATAAATTAGTTGGTTTAAATGAAAAGATTGATTTCTTAAATGAAAACATCAAATCATATAAAGTATCAGGTAAAACATTAGCAGTAACTGAAGTTGAAAATGAATTAAAAGTTCTAGAATCATTAAGATCTACAGTACTTACAAAATCAATAGTTGTTAAATTATCATATAACGTTTCTGAGAACAAGTTTTATGCAGGTAATGTAGAACTAGCTTTCTCACCTTCAATAGCTCTAGCTGAATCTATGTTAGCAGCGGCTTACATTAGATATGAAGATAAAGCATTGATCAACTTATTTGAATTTGCATCTAAAAACTTCAATCACTATAATGTATTAGAATTCATTTCGGAATCTAAAGATGGTGATGTTAGAGTTTTAGCAATGAGAACAGAAAGTAACATATTCGTTTACAAAATTAACGAATCTACTAAAATTGATAAATTCTCTAAATTATTAGCAGATGCTGCAATTGATTATGTTGCAGAAAGTACAGGAGCAGATATTACACCAATGGTTGAAGATATTTTAGAATCTTACAAAGAAAGAAGAGCAGCTAAATTAGAAAAAACTCAATTGATGTACGAAATGATCGCATTCTTAAAAGATCAAAAAGGTAGATTATCAGAAGCTAATAGAATGCTACCAGATATTAAAGCTGCAGATCAATTATTAAATGCTGAAATCACTAGAATTTCAGAAGAATTAACAGAACTACAAAACGAAGACTTATTAACAAAGGACGATGGATATGTAGATGCAGAAATTACAGTAGAAGCTGAAGGTTTACCAAAAGGTTCTAAAGTTAAAGTTGATGCATTAGAATTTACAGGAAAAGGTAAATCAGATATATTAACAGTATTTGTTAAAGATGAACCATTAAGAGTAGAAAAAAATAAGCTTCAAATTTCAGCAGAAGATTCTATTTAAACTCACATAATATTTAAGTAAAGCCCAATTGGAAACAGTTGGGCTTTTTTTAGTATAATGTAAAACATATCACACAAGATGGCAAAAAAGAAAAATTACTTAAATAATAAAGATTTATTTGATGCGATAGTAGAATCAAAAGAATTAGACAAATTAACACCAACTGCAGAAAAAATGCTAGTGTTATTGGCTGAACGAGCTATCAATAAATTAAGTTATGTTAACAGCGATGATAGAGATGATTGCTTACAGTTTGCATTATTAGATCTATTAAAATATTGGAGAAACTTCAATCCTAAATATCCTAATGCATTTGCATATTTTACAGAAATTGCAAAACGAGGATATGCTAAAGGTTGGAATAAAATTCATCCACTTAAATATAAAGGCACACTATCAATTGATCGTATCTCGACAGGTGGATCAAGTGAAGATGGTGGTGGCGGTGGAATGTTCAACATTTAAATGTCAATAAAAAATTTAAAACCTACAGGTAATTCAGGTTTTGTACAAGGATACTATACACCTAAAAATCCAGATAAGTACATAGGACCTATCCCGATAATCTACAGATCATCATGGGAGAGGAAGTTTATGATTATGTGTGATACTAAAGAACATGTAATTAAGTGGTCCAGTGAACCCGTAGAGATTAAATACATATGGTCATTTGATAAAAGAGAACATAAATATTATCCTGACTTTTATATGAAAGTCAAAGGTGTTGAAGGTGATGAAGAATTTCTAGTTGAAATAAAACCAGAAGCACAAATTACAAAACCAGAACCACCTAAAAAGAATAGTCAAAAGGCTCTTAAGTCCTATAAATTTCTGGTAGAGCAGTATGTAAAAAATAGAGATAAATATACATATGCAAAGGCATGGGCAGTCAATCGAGGTTGGCGATTCATTGTCTTAACAGAAAAGTCTCTTAAATAATGGGTAAGATAAAAGAAGATATTAAGAAATTAAGTAAAGAAGCTGGAGGTAAAATCAAAGCACGAAGAGCTGCTGAAAAGTGGTTTAACGATGCGTCAAAATCCGTTAAAGATAATACAGTTGCTAAACTTAGTAGACCTTTTAAAACGGGCATGATCCATGTATTTAGATATGAAAAGCCTCTAAATATTAAAACACTAGAATGGTGGGATTTAAATCCAGTGGTATTAGCTCTTGAACCACATATCAGTGGTACAGATGTTGGTATTAATTTAAATCTTTTGCCAGTGCAATTTAAAGAGGATCTTTTAGATATGGTATATGACAGAATGCAAGGTCAAATTAAAACTCAAAATGGAAAAGCCAAAGAAAATAATGCATTAACACAAGGTCAAATTAAATTGATTTATAAAGATGTTAAAAAGTTTTTGGTTCAATTTGGATTTGATTATGCGATTAGACAATATGTACCACAATTAAAAAAAAATCAACAAGTAGTTTCATATGAAAGTTGGGCTAAAATAGCACTCTGTGATTTTCAAGATCTTAATGGTATTGGAATTAATGAGGTAAAGAGAGCGTTTCAAGAGCACTTAAAAACGCGTTCAAAAAGAAAAGATATATAAACAGAACATAATAATATAATAGTATGGCAGGATTTAACGATAGAAACGGACCATTAAGTAATGGATCAAGACCTTTTAGCATTTCAAATGCTTTAAAGTCATTGTCTTCGTTTGGTATGCGCTATGATGATTTAGTCTTAAGACAATCACAAGCAATTGGACCAATGGAAGCCGAAATTGGTTATGGTCAAATGAACCCGTTTGGTCTAGATAATGATGACATATATGGAGCATTTGCTGCAATGTCAATGACAGACATTAATTTAAGATCTAATATTCCATTTTTTGATAAATCATATGAAAGCAAAAGAGAAGAACTTAGAAGATTTTCACTTAACGATGAGATTGAAGATATTCTAGATATTCTTTGTGATGAGACTATTGTATATGATGAAAAAAACTTTTTCTGTTACCCTGAAATTCTAGGAATTGATATTTCAGATCAGGTTGACAAAGATCTAAATAAATATTTCAGACAAATCTATCACTATTTTGGATTTAACTCTGATCAATCAGCATGGTACTTCTTTAGAAAATTCTTAATCGATGGATATTTGGCATTTGAGATCATTTATTCACCAGATCAAAAAGAAGTTATCGGATTTAAAGAATTAGATCCTATTACACTTATCCCAGGTTACAATCACGATGATGGTAAAAAAGTTTGGGTACAATACAAAGATGATCCAATCAGAGAACGTAAATTATATGATTCTCAAATTATATACATTTCATATAGTTCAATAACTACAGCTTCAAGAGTTTCATATATTGAAAGATTGACAAGAGCATTTAACTTGTTAAGAATTATGGAACATACTAGAGTTATTTGGGCAGTTACAAACGCTTCATTTAGAATGAAGTTTGTTATACCAGTTGGTGGTAAATCTAAGACCAGAGCAAAACAATCACTTTCTCAATTGATGAATTCTTATAAAGAATCAGTAGATTTTGATTGGGAATCAGGTACATTAGCAACAGATGGTAAACCAATGTTACAATTTAGTAAAGAGTATTGGTTACCTTCAAAAGATGGTGAATCTCCAGAAATCGAAACACTTAATAGTGATGGACCAGACCTTTCAGATACAGAAGCATTAAAATATTTCTCAGATAAACTTAAACATGTTTCAAAAATTCCTTACTCAAGATTCTTATATGAAGATGGTGGTGGAGATTTCAACTTAGCTGCCGATGGTATGATTAGAGATGAGATTAAATTTGGTAAATTTATCAAACGTTTAAGATCTATTTTTATGGAAATTTTATCTAAGCCATTATTTATTCAAATGTGTCTTAAATACCCAGAATTCACAAATGATCCACAATTTAAAACACAAGTAGCCTTAAGATTTAATGAAGAGAATGTGTTCTCAGAATTAAAAGACATGGAATTAATGGAGAAACGATTGGAATTCATTGGTACTATGAGAGATAGTTTGATGACAACTAATCAAGAAACAATGGAAGAAGAATACTATTTTGATCAAGAATACCTAGTTAAGAAATATCTTAAACTAAGTGATGATGAAATTAGAGCAAATGAAGCTTTTAAATCTAAATTAAGAAAAAAGACAGCTCAAGAGCCAGAAGCTGAAGATCCATTCGCAATGTAAATTATTCACGAAAAAAGATATATAAATTATGAAAATTATTAAAACATTTGAAGACTTCTTAACAGAAGATGCTTTAAGAGCTGGAGAAGAATCACAAGTAGTTATCGATGATCTTACTTTGGATTCTGGTTCTACTATAAAAGCAGCTGAAATTTTAGGAGCAATCACAGCATCCATTACAGATGAAGAGTTTAAACAGTACTTTTATGACAGTTACGGAGAGAATGCATTTGGTGAAGGTGAGATTGATCAACTAGTTAAAATATACAACGATAAAGCTGCAGAAGACTTAGAAGCTGAGAAAGAAGCTGAGAAAGATGCTGAAGGAGAAGAAGGCGGAGACGCTGAAGATCCTCTTGCTGGGTTATAATAAGATATTTCAATAATAAAGTATGATATATATTAAAAATAGAAAAATAAAATACTATGAACAATACTAACGATTTATTAATCGTCGAAATGTCTTCTTCTACACTGAGCGTTAAAACTTCAGATAATAAAGAATACATCCTCGAAGGTGTTTTTGGTCAAATCGATCAAAAAAACAGAAACAACCGTATCTATACAGAGTCGGAATATATTCCACAAATTGAAGCATTACAAGCTAAAATCAAAGCTAGTAAACTTTTAGGGGAACTAGATCACCCTGCTCAATTCGATATTTCTTTAAAAAATGTGTCACACATTATTGAAGAATTAACATATGACAAAGCTAGTAAAGAAGTTAGAGGTAGAATTAAATTATTGGATACTGATGCAGGTAGACAAGCTAAGGCTTTAGTTGATGCAGGTGTTCCATTACAAATTTCTTCTAGAGCTGCAGGTGCCGTTGAATCTAATGGTACTGTAAAGATCAAACAATTATTCACATATGATTTAGTTGCTGACCCAGGTTTTGAAAACGCTGAGTTAAAGAGAGTTAACGAATCTTTTGGATATAGCAATGATGGTTTAATTTCTATTTATGAAATTAACAGATCTTCTGAAACTTCATTAGAAACTATCAACACAATCGAAAACACAAACACAGAAATAAAAGAAAATAAAAACATGGCAGAATTTGTAAAATCTGAAGATTTCAATAGATACTCTGAGTATTTAGCGAATGAAATCAAGACATTAAAAGAGTCTATGGAAGCCAAAAATGCTGAGGTTTCGGAAGACAACACTGTAGACAATCTAAAAGAACACAATAACCACATTGTAGAAACAGTTAATAAATTAACAGACTACGTTGAATATGTTGCGACTAAATTAGACGAATCTATTCAATATTCAGAACACGTTGCTGAAAAAGCAGATCAAGGTATTGCTTACTCAGAATCGTTAGCTGAAAAATTAGATCAAGGTATCTCTTATACAGAGCACGTTGCTGAAGCAGTTTCTAAAGTTAAAGATTTCGCTAATTATTTAGCTGAAGCTCATAACGAAGGTGCTACATCACACACTACTTTATTAGAGTATGTTGAATACTTAAAAGAAAACTTACAATCAGTTTCTGAATATGCAGAATACATTGCAGAATCATTAAACGAAACAGTTATTACTGAAGAAGATGCACCTGCTAAAGATGCTGAAGAAGCAGAAGAAACTGACGAAATCGAAAATATCGGTGATAATTCAGAAGAAGGTGCAGTAGCTAAAGATGGCGAAAACGCTGGTAAAGACGTTGAAGAAATCGAAGGTGAAGAAGTTGAAGCTGGAGATAATTCAAAAGAAGGCGATGTATCTAAAGACGGTGAAAAAGTTGGAAAAGATGCAGAAGACTTAGATGCTGATACTGAAAAATCAGATTCTGAAATTAAACCTAAAACTGACGCAGCTGAGGCTGGTGAAGGTGAAGAAGAAGCAGAAGGTGAAGAAGGTGCATTAGATCCTTTAGAAGCTTACAAAAATGAAATCTCTTCTAAATTAGATGCTTTAGTTGAAAGCGCAACTAAAAAAGAAAATGAATCACCATCTTTCTTTAGAGTTGTTTCTTCTACTACAAGAGAAAAATACAACGCATTAACTGAATCTGCAAAATCAGAAGTTAGAAGCACAGTTTCTAAAAGAGGTTTTATGACTGAATCAGAAATCGTATCATTAATGAACAATGCACAGCTTATTGTTGAAAGCGCAGGTGTACAACCTACATTTATTGCTCTTATGCCAACTGAATATACAGAAGCATGGACTAATTTATCTGAAGCTAAACAAAATCAAATCATTGCTCAAGCAAAATATCACACAT